CCCGAAACAACGGCGTGCCAATGCCGTCATGAAACCAATGTTGATGTCACCTGTGAGACCAACTCGCGAGTCGTCACCCAACACATCGATCCCAATCACATCGAGCTCTTGCATGAAGGCAAGAAAGTGAATTGCAATCATGTTGCCAATGGAACCAATTAGGCTGGTGAAAAACGACCCAGATGGGATGCCCTTCCTACGTCTTTTGTAGGCACGACCATCTTGCATGAGGATTGGACACGTACAGAAGTAACGTGTTATCAAATTCCAATGATCCTCATCCACCTCAGAGAACAACCGTTTTACAATACGGAATGACTCCATGACGAGTTGTGTCGGGCAGTTTGCGTCCCATTTACTCCAGTCAAAGGTACCGGCTACTGGCCACCAGGCCGATGAAGCAACCTTTGCGCCCAACTCAGACTTCCGATAGCCGAGCGACACAGGCGTAACTGCTTGTAGCAGCAAATCAATTGCAGGCCGTGCATAGCACGCTTCGATGAGAATCATCGACAGGGGGTACCCCCAAACCATACGGACCTTTTTCTTCGGTGCCCCGTCCTTTATACTCGCTTGAGTACGGTAGTAAGCCACGGCAGGCTCGGGGCCTGGGATTTTCCGGGAGGTCTCCGTTTGACCAATCCTTTGCAAACGTTCCCGTTCAAGTAACCGCTGAGCTCGAGTCACCTCGTCATCAAACACCAGTTTCTTGGGCATAAGTGAAGGCAGGCCACTAGAAGTTTCCTTCTTGACCGACTCCCAGAGCGTCTCATCCAAGGGAAGTGCTTTGAGAAGCCCATAAAAGTCTTTAAAGTAACTCTCCACTTTACTGACGGCTCGACGCCAGGCTGCCCGTTCCACATCTCCTTGAAGATTGAATGTGCTGGGACCGTCGTACTCCTTTAATGCATCCCATAGCTTGTCCGGCTCATATTCAGAGCGTGAAAACTCATCTCCGAGCGAGAAGCCTTGTTCTGCGAGCACTTGATCACACCACTCTTCACGGATGGTGCCGACTGAACGGTTTGCTACAGCAAGGTACTTGGATACGTCACCCTTGTATCGCTGTCCTACCAGGGTAGTAAACTCTGGTACGCCACCATTAGGCTGCGTTTCTTTTGTGTGGTCGCTCACCACGGCTGACTGTTTTGTCATCAGCAAAACTCTCTTTCAAACAGTTGAGGTTTGCAACTGAGACAAGCAACCCAGACAAAGTCCCCGTCTGCTAGCTCATTTCTGATGGGTTACGGCCGAACACCGTACAGACATTTCGCTGGCGTAGCTCTTCGCGGGCTCTTCCAAACCACCTACTAGAGGGAGCAATTTAAACGCAC